AGGCTTAATTGCCTCGGCATCAGCAATCTTTTTGACTGCATCGTAAAGCGACATGTTCTCAAGGCTTGGGTCTTCCTTGGTCATCTCGTGGTTGCGTCGAAATGAACCTAGGTCGTCTCCTGCTTCTCGTGATAGTGCTTTAATGAGCCAATCGTTCCATTCTCGCTTGGACTTATGCGAAACATTCGTGTGCAAGCCCCACAGATTTAGTAAGTCTGTTGGTCGCAACTTATGTTTCTTATCTCCGACATGGAATGTGTTAGTCCATCCTAGGTCGTTCATAATGTTAAGTCGGCGGTGAGCCTCTTTGAAGTTGTCTTCATTGAGCGGATTGTTCGCAGTGTCATACTGCAAACCTAGTTGCGTCCACACCAAGCAGGTTGCTTCGACCCAATTGCACATCTCTCCCTCGCTGGTGAGGTATTGGAAGTGTTCGTGGGGCAATTCTTTGCCGTGATGTTTAGCCGTGTTCTCGTTGCAAGGGAGATGCCAGTCGAGGCTCATAGTTTTGGGTGATTAAGGCAGTTGAAACAGCAGGTTGCGGACGGCAGGAGCAATGTTCCGCACCAGAAGCATCGGATGAGACTCACAGCAGTTCCTCCCCTTCTGATTCCATGCGTTCGTTAAACATCGACACAGGTTCTTGGATGTACCGTGTTGCGGTGACATCCACAGTGTCGATGATTGTGTTCTCACACAGGAATGGCATGTCGCTTGACGGCCCGAATGACTCGGGCATCAGCATTACCTGCCAATGGTTTATGTTGTTCAGCCACTTATTAATGGTGTCTAGTGACACCAACATACGCTCATTATTGTCTGCGAATGAGCACCGCATACGCACTCGGATTGTGCAATCCGTATAGGTCGTGCCGACCATATCTACTTGTTCCATGTTTGTGTTATGTGTTTTGGTTTGGGTTGATGAAGGCTCCTTGTTTCGCTTTGGCTTTCGTAGCATGGCCTTTGCCACGAAGTCCTATGACAAACCCTTTGCCGTTGTTATCGGTGTGGGGGTCTAGGAATCGAAGGTCGCTGATGTCTCCATCAAGAACCTTGAATCCATTCCATGTCAGTGGAAGTTCTTCTTTACGCTTACACGCAAAGACTACTGCAACATTGTATCCCTGCGTCAGAATACCTAGGCTTTCAGTCAATCGACCTTCCGAATGAGAGTAAGTTAGGTGGTAGCGTTCTGGGAATCCATTACGCAACTCTTTCTGACGAATGAAACTCTGCATCCTACGATAATCTTTCGTGTAATCGTAGAATTGAGTCTCGTGGAATGTATCTATTACAGAGATGAAGTGCTTGTCGAAGATGTCACTTGTACCATTGAGTCGCACACAAGGCTTGAGTTTGTGCTTCTTGCTGTTGGCAATGTGATTCTTGATTTCACGCTTCAGTTGTTTGAAGAAACTCTCCGCATCTTCAACCATCAACTTGGTTCGTTTAACACGAGCCTCATTGATAGATTTGAATACGAGAGAGTGTCCAGATTCATACAGGCAGAGCCTGCGACACTCTCGTGTCGCAAACTTGCATGTGTTGGTAACGCCCGATGCATCTGATGGAGCCAGATACATAATTGCGGTGCGATACCCGTAGCCTTCGCCCTTAACTGTCTTGGCGTTGTTGAATGTCAGAAGTTTCATCGGGCTTCTTGATTTCAGTAGCGTAGTCAGACGCACGGACGAACAGTTGATGAATCGCCTTGGCAACGAGACTTGGAAGTTGTTTTTCTAGGACAAACTTCTTCATCTCTTCTTTGATTAGTTCAGCGAACCAATCACGCTTCATCTCGGCACAGACTCGGTCAGCGAGGTCGGCTTGCTTAACGATTTCATCTTCGTTAAGTTCTTCCGACTTCAGCATGATGTCGTCTACATCGATGTCGTCACGAGTGATGATGTCATGGTCGCTGATGCATTGCGACCAGTCGATACTATCTACGACCTTGTTTGCAATCTTCTCATAGTCTAATGACCCCTGCAATTCATACTCCCAATCTTTGGCAGAGATTGCGTCATCGACAGCGGACTCAACAGCATCAGAGAAGTCGTAGTCAGTAAACTTCTCTTCGATTGATTCTTCGATTGATTCTTTTAATGCGTCACTTGCAGTGGCGGTATGCTCACGGATTAGTTCAAGCACTCGCTCTTCCGTGATAGCAGGAGCGGGTGCGTTTGCGTTTGCGTCATCAACGATACTCTGTTTAGGAGTGAACACGATGTTGAGTTCGTGCGTGAGCAACATCTTTGCGATGCTGTCGTTGATTTCCATTTCTTGTTTGGTCATGTTTTGTTTTTTTGTTTTGGTTGGCTTCGCCCGCCTTCCCCACAGCGGGGTTGGTCGGTCTCGGCTACAACAATGATACCATGGTTCCACGGAAAGCAATGGGGCCACAGGGCGTATGCACGGGACGCATGCAGGTTCGGCCCAATGGCAGAGCGGATGGGGCTGACTTAGTTTTCTAAATCGCCTCTTCAGTAAAATTTTTGACGAAAATCTCTTTTACGGAAAAATCATTTTGGCTCGTCTGGCAGGTCAATAATTTCGCCTTCAAGCATTTTATTCAAATGTTCGTGAGAAATTTTGAGCCTGTTTTCGATAATGACAGTAGGTTGGTCTTGGAGGACGGCAATCTTGTCAATAAGGATAGCCAAAGAAACTGGCATCATGCCAATAGGGATGTCGTCAATCTCGGTATTGAGCCTGTGTGCTCCCTTCATTACAATTTTCTTAAACAGGTCAGCGGTCTGACGCTTGTAATTTCCAATATCGATGTCATTGTCACCCATTTGCTGGCGTACAGCAACAACGGTATGGCTAGAGACCTTAACTTCTGCCTCGATTTCCTTCTGGGTGTGACCTTCTTTGGTCATCCATTCAATCTTTTCGCGTTTTTCTGGCTCAAGATTTTCTTGGTTACCATCCTTTGAATCGGACTTGACACGCTCGTACTTGGATTCGTATTCCATAAAAACACATTATATGCACGACTTCCTAGGTCAAACAGAAACTTGGCTTGTTATTCCCCACGAGCCTCCGACTAGCACCCACCAAGCCGCTTTGCGGGTCTTGAAATCTAAGACGGGCAAGATGTTTGTGGGTAAAATGAAGAACAGCAAGATTGTTGGATGGATGCGTACATTTGAGCCATGGGTAGCCGAAGCCAGACCTGCTAAGCCCATGGAGGGAGCCGTACAAGTCCATATTAAATTGCTTTACAGTCCTCCAAAATATCTTTTACGAAAGATTCACAAGTGTAAAACAATTGTAAAAACGACTAAGCCCGACTGCGACAATGCGGTCAAAGTAATTTTGGACTTGTTCACTAAAAACGGATACTGGCTTGACGACAGCCAAGTCTGGAGCATAACCATTGAGAAGTACTGGAGCATCGAGCCATCGGTGCAGGTACTGTTCAAACAAACAAACACACAATGAATACCGAAGTCCTAAACATCACGGAGAAGGCTTACCGCTCTCTCCCTTACCTAAACGCATCGAAGTTCAAGGCGTTCTTCACATCGCCATTGCACTTTAACAACCAAGAGCAACCAGACGAGACCGAGGAGATGCGTATTGGCACTGCCGTGCATACCTTGGTGCTTGAACCGAACAACTTCCACAAGACCGTGGCTTTCGCCCCGCTTGGCTTGGACAGACGCAAGACTGCGGACAAGTTGGTTTGGGAACAGTTCGTGGAAGCGAGCAACGGAAAGACCGTTTTGAAGGGCGAGTCTCGTGCGGTGGTGGAAGGATGCGTCAACGCCATTACCACGCATACCACGGCTTTGAATATTATCTCCAAGGCCGAGAAGGAGCAGGTCATTGTTGCCGAACTGGAGGGCGTGAAGTGTAAGGGCAAACTCGACCTCGTGTGCGTCAAGTGCGGTATCCTAGCGGACATCAAGACGACCCAGAACGGGGCTTCGATGCAGTCCTTTACCTACGAATTGCAGGATAGACGCTACTGGGTACAGATGGCGTTTTATACCCTGCTGGCTGAAAAGATGTACGGCAAGCCGTTCCGTTTTCAGTTCATCGTGGTCGAGAAGACCGCTCCGTATGCGGTGGCTGTGGTGACCATCAGCGACACGCTCATGGAGGCTTGCAAGAAGAAGGTCTCCCTAGGTCTGGTGAATTTGAATTTGTGTCTGGAGCATGACCAGTACGCTGGCATCTCTGACTACAGTATCGACACCTTGAACCTAAAATAATGAACCCCAAGTTTACTGGTGTTTGGCTCCCGAGGGAAATTCTGGAGCACGAGAACCTGTCCGTGACCGCTAAGATGGCCTATGGCATCATTGACGGTCTGGATGGGGAGGACGGGTGCTATGCCTCTAACGGGTATCTGGGACGCATCCTAGGGGTATCCCAGCGACAGGTGAAGAACATCGTAGGTGACCTGCTGGACGCAGGTGTCATTACCCGTGTGCTAGAGAGCAACGCTCAAGGCTCTGTCCGATACCTGCGGACGGTGGCCCGCCAAGCCCTGCTTAAGGCAGGGGAGGAAAAAAAGTGCACGGGGGGGGTGAACCCAGTTTCCCTAGGGGGGTGCAATGAACTTCCCCCATATAGTAAAGAAGATAAAAAAGAGGATAAAGATACACATGTGCTTCCGTATGGAGATGCTTTTAAGCATGCTTGGGAGAAGTGGGTAGGATACCGCAAAGAGATTCGTAAGGCCATGAAGCCTACGACCATCAAGGAGCAATTGGGCATGCTGGCCTCGTGGCAGAGCGAAGAGTCCGCTGTTGCATCGATTAACAAAAGCATTGCCTTTGGCTGGACGGGCATTTTTGTAATGAACGACAACGCCACCAAAAACAAAAAACGCCTAACCTCACAAGACCACGCCAATGGCTTCTAAATGCATTCACTGTAATGCTGACGCAGTCCCAGTCTGGGACATGCACAGCGAGAAGTTCAAACCGTATGTAGCAGTCTGCTTGGACTGCTTCAAGACCAAGGAACACTTTGAGTACCCGTATGTGTACAAGGATGTGTTTGAAAAGAATAAGTGGGCGTTCAAGCGTCTGCATCCTAACACGCCTAGTGCGTTCATCGCCACCATCGATACGATGCTCTCTCCTGCCATGCAGAAGGCTTTGAGCGAGTACCGAGGCAACCATACCGACAGCGTACTGCTCCATGGCGTGACGGGCACGGGGAAGACCCGTGCGGCATGGCGTATGTTCAACGATGCATGGTTTAAATGTTACCCTCGTCACGCTGAGTTCCTTACCATGCGTAAGTTGGAACAGAAAATCGAGCAAGGCTTCAAGGACGGCAACCATGGTGACATCCTTGACCGACTCATTAATACGACCATCCTGTGCATCGATGACCTAGGCAAGGAGCGTCTGACCCCACGCATGGAGACCGACCTGTTCGCTATTATTGACGAGCGTACCGCCAACCAGCGGGCGACCATCATCACCACGAACTATAACGGTACGGGTCTAAGCGACAGGTTCAACAACACCGAGACTGGTGTAGCCATCGTCCGCAGAATCAAAGACTACTTCAAAATCTATGGGGCTTCCTAATGTGGTATCCACGAGACTCCTATTCTACCTCGCTTCAGTATTGGTCGCAAATGCAGACCCTATTGACAAGACACTCGATTCGATATCGTTTGCAGAAACACGGGGGATACCGTCACTTGGCGATGCGGGGAGGAGCGTATCATCGTACCAAATCTGGCTACCCACATGGAACTATGTCAACTCCATCCGTGCGAAGTCTTCACTGCCGACATATGCGTACTCTACACAGCCATTGGAGACCGTGGCAAGAGCCATGGCGAGAACCTACTGTGAAACACTCTCTGACCAATATTACAAGTTACACGGACAAAGACCTAGTCCAGAAGTGCTTTATCTCATGTACACCATGGGGTGGGCTGGAGCGAAACGCATCAATTTCTCTGTCCGACTCGCCCCGACAGTTAAGCAGAATGGCGTTGCAAGATTTGTAAAACACTACTATGGAAAATAACTCCAAGGAATATTGGGAAAACAAATACCACTACATCAAGCAACACTACGACATTAATGAAATGCAACTTGACGAAATGATTTCGTGCATTAGTGACCTTGACAAGCGTCACGCTCACGCAACAAGAATTGCTTTTCGCAAAAAACTCGTTGACAAAGCATTGATGTCGGACAACTTTACCACTCCTTTCTCCCATGAATAATAATAACACCGAACAGTATGCCGTAATTAACGCTGACAAGTATGTTGTGCTTCCCGATGGTCGCATGGCTCGCTTGCTGAAGCCTGTCAAGGTCGCCAAGTACAACTACTACACCTACCGCACCAACGATGGTAAGGTTAAGCGGGTCAATGTCGAAAGCATCGACAGCGTCCGCAAGCCCTACTCCGTCTCTAACTAATTTATGTCTACCGATATGTCGTTTGAAGACCGTCAAGCCGCCCTCTGCAAGTCCCTCGTGCTTGCTATTGCCGAACTGGAAGATGTCATTGCTGACTCTACCAATCCGTTTCATAAGAACTCTTACGCCAGCCTGTCTGCCCACCTCAAGGCTATCAAGCCTGTGTTCGCCAAGCATGGTCTTGCCGTAGTGCAATGCCCCATTGGAAACAGCGAGGGTGTTGGTGTCCGTACCATCGTCATCCATGCTGACGGTGGCTCCCTTGAAACTGACTGCCTCATTAAGCAGGATGACAAGATGGACGGGCAGAAGGCTGGTTCCATTATCTCGTACATTCGGAGATACTCGCTGGCCTCCGTGGCGGGCGTGGCTACCAATGATGACGATGGGCAAGCCGCTACTCCCGTGATGCCCACCTACACGAAGACCTTCAACAACCCTGCTCCTGCCCCGCAGACCTCAAGCGGTGAACCCAACTTCGACCTTCCTGTCCCGTTTGGCAAGAACAAGGGTACTACGCTTAACAACCTGCCGTTGAGTGACCTCCAGTACTGGGCTAACACTTGGGAGCCTAAGCCGTGGGAAAAGACTGGCAAGGTAAACCCCAAGGACTTGCTTCTTAAGAAGTCGGCACAGGCTCTTCTTGCCATCAAGTCGGCCTCCGAGTCGTCCGAGCAAGACCCCTACTAAGGTTTCTGCCCCGTAGTTCAACGGATAGAACACCCGCCTTCTAAGCGGGTTATCTTGGTTCGATTCCAAGCGGGGCAATTTCCGAATGTACAACAACAACAATCACAAAAGCAACACCCTGCGGGCGTGTGCCATGATGCTTGGAATGGATGCCCAAGACTTGGCTACCCTGCTCAATATTTATGAATCCGAAAAGAAGCGTACTAAAAGCGGACTCCCGTCTAGCCTACTTAATTGGGTGGGCGAAGAGAGGAGGAAAGCAGAAGTATATAATGCTAACGCTGAAAGAAGCGGAAGACATTCTGGCGTTTCTGCGGAAGGACATAGCGGAGATGCCTACAAGCGTCCGACACCGAGACTAGACCATCTTATTGACTAATGAGACTAGAAGACGCATACAGGCTAGCCTTAGCAAGAGGGCTTACTGCTAAACAGGCTGGAGCAGAATTTGGTGTAAACTATTCCTCTTTGGGTAAAGTTAAAAATCGGTACAATTTTCCCAGCCTTGTTTCTGAATATGAAGCACAGTCTATGGCTAGCATCGCCAAAATGAAGGACGAAGAAATTAAGTCATACATGAATGTTCTAAAGACAAATGGGCGTGGCATTCATCGTGACATTAAGTTGTGCCAAAAGGAGTTGGCTAAGCGGAAATGATTTACGAATTCCGCAATCCTATCCCAGTCAGCACCGACATCGGCTACGGTTGGCTAATGTATGTGCGGGATGGTGGCACTTGGTCTAATGACATTTTCGCTGTTGTTCTAGAAAAAGATGGTGTTATTCGTCATATGCGTACCGACCAATTTAAAGTTTTACAAAACCCCACATTCGACATCAACAATGAGTAAGCGTATTAAGTTTGTAGCCGTAGGAGACAACCACGGTGACATGATTGAAAAATCTGTAGCAAACGAACTGTTTAAGTTTATTAAAGAATTCCAGCCCCAAGAGCGTATCCATCTTGGTGACTGCTTTGACTTCCGAAGCCTAAGACGGGGTGCTTCTGGAAAAGAAGAGAACGAGTCCCTTGCCGCTGATGTGCGGGCGGGAATGGACTTTATCTCTAGATATAAACCCACGGTATTTCATTATGGAAACCACGAAGACAGACTCAGCCAAATTATCTCCAGTTCCTCAAACGGACTCAAACAAGACTACTGCATGCAGTTGGATTCCGACATTCGGAACCATCTCAAAAGCAATGGTTGCCGTAAAATCTACGATTACCATGCTGATGAAGGCATTCATACCATGGGGCCAATCAAAACCTGCCACGGCTTTACCTGTGGCCCATACGCTGTCGAAGAGCATGCCAGACACTATTGCGAACCCAAAGGTGCAGTCCTCATGGGGCACATTCACAGAATCGAACAAGTGTGTGCTAGGAAGCACGGAGGGGCAGTGGGTTTCTCTGGAGGATGTCTGTGCCGCAAGGGAGATATGGGCTATGCGAAACACCGACTGGCAACGAGCAGATGGGGTAGCGGCTGGCTATATGGCTTTGTACAAGGAAGTAACTGGAAAGTGTGGCAAGCACACAAAGTCGGAAAACAATTCATCTTTTCACACGCTGACCTATGATGACCAAGAAGCAGTTAGATGCCCTAGAGAGAATGGTAAACAACGCTTGTGTGGACGAAGTGCCAAAGGGCTGGACAACCGCAAGTCAGTTTGCAAAAAAAAGAAGAAGAACCTTACAGCACACCCAAAGAATGCTAAACAGGGCACACGAAAGAAACCCCGAGAAAATCGATACTAAGTACTTCACTATTACTACTGGAAAAAGAACCTACCCTGTCCTTCACTACTATGTTAAAGCCTAGAAAAGTCAGCAAAGCCGAACTAAAAGAAAATGAAGATGCTTATAAGGGATGTACCCTCCTTGAGCCTAGACTCTGGCTTGACTCTGCTCTCGCTGGCAAAGATGCAACTACTGGTGGAGCACTCTATGACTACGAAACGGTTGTCGAGTGCTTCTGCCTCAAAGATAACCTTACATACGAGCAAGCATCCGAGATGGTTGACTACAACACCGAGCGGGCTATACCGTATATGCCAGACCCGAAGCCAATTCTTGTGCGGGAATCTGATGCCGAGACGGAAGGGTTCACTGACACCCCGTTTTGGGACGATAACGATGAGGAGTAGATGGTGGGACTAGCCCCTCCTAGCAGGTTAGTCAGAGGGGTAGTCCGCTTAAACTAGGCTAATCCCACAAACGCACAATACCCAACGCCACCTGCATTAGCCTAACTCGCCTTCGACTTTGACGGGCGTAGGCTGTTTGTCAAGTGGCTTGGTGTGCTTTTTAGCCAGCCACATGCCATATACAACTCCAATCAAAAGCAAAATCATTATACCGTTTTGGAATATGGGGTTCATCATAATGGTCGGCACAAAGATGGGAGCCATAATAAGCCCAAGCCCGATGCCACCACAAATGCTAGCCGTAGCATACCTAGACACGAACACCATGCCAAGGCATGCCAGTAAGAAGAACGCACCTACCCATTTGCAGGTTTTAGTAATGTCGCTCAATGTGTCTTGAATAGCCTTTTCTTTGGCTTCCTGCTCTCGCTGTGCTTCTACTAAATCTAACTGTCTTTTTAGCGACTTATTCTCTATGTCTGTCGCTTCGACTTTTGCATACAGTCGTGTGGATTCTTCTGATGTTTCTTTGGCTTTCACTGATTCGACTGCCAGTGTTTTTGCATCTTTCAGTGCCTTTTGGTATTTTTCGATTTCTGTGACAGTCGGTTCCTTAATACCAGACAGTCTATCATAGGTTAGCGTCAGAACGGCCTTGGGATTGCCTTCTGGGAGGGTTTGGCTGACAACCTTGATAGCACCAGCCGCTTCCCCTATCTCAGCCTCCAGCCAGTTAATGTACAGGTCTTTGTCGATGTTCTCAACGACATCTACCTTGGTCACAGGTTTAACTTCTTCTACAGTAGCACAACCGTATTGAGCAAGAACCAGTATACATAAAACAAGTCTAATCACTTTAGAAACTTTTCTTTAAACTTTATGGTTACTGCTTCAAAGATTTCTGGAGCCAAGGCTCCGCTGATGCTAAACATGACCGCCTTGTACATGGGGTCAATGTCGATGGGGTATAGGGCAAAGTAGGTAAGCACCCCCACAATACCACCAGCCGTAATCTTCTTAGCCCACACAATCCAGTGGTGCTTCTGCGGGGACAGCATAAGCCTAGCCGTTGCTCCCAGAGCACCAAGGATGGCTACAATCCATCCACCTTTGATGAACTCTGCGGCTACTTCCTGTAGGGAGCGGTCACTCATTGAACATTCTGGACACAGCGTCCTCCTCGTTTGCATCAATGCCAGCAAGCACACCGCTGGGGAAGAAGGTCTTGAACCTAGTCTTCCATCCCTTGGCATCACGACTCTGCTCCCGCATGACTACCCATCCGTCTCTATTTTTTAGAGCAGTCCAATCCTGCATGGCGGGTTCCACGCTAGTGCCATTATAGATGTCGCCCTCTTCGATGACCTGCATGACCACCTTGTTGTCGATGGCTTCGGCTCTCTTGTCCTTTGCATCGGGCTGGTCGTGCTTGGATATGTTGGCGGTTTCGGAAATGATTTCGCTGGGCTTTGGTTCAGCCGTAGTGACATCGGCAACCTGCTGGCTTTCTAGTTCAAGACGGGCACGGTCAAGACGCTCTTGGGCGTTTTGCACAGCAGGGTCTTTATACCACGAGCCATCCTTCTTAATGTATTCTCCGCTGTTATGGAGTTTGTCCCATGTAGTGGTGTTAGGATAGATAACAATCTGTCTCTTGTTACCGCTCTCTGGCGTGACCAGCCATGTCGTGTCGGGGTAGTTGCCAATCTGGGCAAGGTTAAATTGCAGAGCCTTCAACAGGTCGGGAGCAATAGAGCCACCGTGCGTCTCAAAGAACGAACCAGAGAACGAGGCAACTTCAGCACCCTTAAGTTCAATGCTGTCGGTTGCGGTTTTAGACATGACCTCCACACGCTTCACATCGTCATGGAACATTCTAATGCCAACCTGCAATCTCTGTAGGTCGGGAGCCGTCATAATGTGGGACGGAGCAATGCTGACATTTCCGTCCGCAGACTTGTAGCCAGCGAAGAACAACTTGTACGAACCACCCTGCTTGAAGGCGTGGAACATGCCGTTAGCCGTTCTGAACAAGGCATCGTTGGGGTTAGCAACTGGAACATCAACGGTCTTACCGTCAGCACCAATGATAGCCTTGCCGTATTCCATGTTGGGAGAAAGCAACTTTAGCGAGTCATCGATGCTAAGGATGTTTGTTCTGGCTTGCGGTCTGCTAGACCAGAACTGTTCCACCTTCCCCTTGTATGCCTTGACCGCAGAGTCGGTCTTAGCCAACTCAAGTAACAGGTGCTTGGCGGCATCCACCTGCTCCTTGGAAATCTTCTCCAGTTCCTTAACCTTCCAAGCCGTAGCAATGGAAGCATCAATGGTTTCCTTGTTGGACTTAGCCTTTTCGGACTCAATCTTGTCCTTGGAGAATTCAATCTGTCTAACGATTTCGTCAACAAACTTCTTCTTATCACTAAGGTTCAGTGCAAGGAAGGTGGCAGACTTCTGAGGGTCGTCTCCAAAGATAGACTGTAGGCTACCCTCCTTGTTTCTAGAGAAGGCAAGAATCATGCTCTTGGCATACAACGGATTGCTCGTCAGTTCGATGACCGACATGTGTGCCTTTTCGTTTGTAATCTTAGCCTTGCCTAGCACATGGAAAGCAAAGTCTAGTTCTTCGACATTGAGTTTTCTAATGTCAATCTTGCCGTTGGGGGAAAGGTTCTCTGGGGCGGTAAGTTCAGCCAGTCGTTCCTTGCCACTGAGTCTAGCAATAGCATGCTCGATGTGGGACTGGTTCATGGTCACCTCGTCCAAGAAGTAATTGAAAGCCTTGTCAATGAGACCGCCCTCTAGGGCAATCTCTCCGACCTTCTTCTCTTCACGCACACGCTTAGCGTATCCAGCAGTGGCAAACGAATCCTCGTAGCCAGCCTCCTTGTTAATCTTGAAGTTAATCTTCCAGATGGGCTTACCATCTGGGCCTTCCTTGCCTTCAGTAAGTTCTGGGAAGTACCGTTCAAGAAGGGCGTAACCTTCGGCATCAATCTGTACAACAGCGTCCTTGCCACCATTGTTGAACTGCGTTTCAACAGCATTCTTTTTAGCAAGAGCGGCGGCAAACAGGTCAATCTCACGGAGACCACGCATGCTAAGGAACTTGTTTCTTGTCTGTTCGTTGCGAATAACTTCAGCAACAATCGGGTTGGTTGTCGTAAAACCACCGACATTCATGCCCTGTCTATTGCCAGTTTTGGTCGTGTCAGAGGCAACCGCTTCGTCCGTGGCTCTGGACTCCCACTTGGTATAGGAAGATGAGGTAGCAATGTCCTGTCTGCTGGGATAGAATTCAGAGAACAGGAACGGGAACATTCTACGGACGCTTTCCTCCTTGGAGGAGTACATCGTCATAGGGTCACCCTTCATCCCCAACTCCTGCCACTTAGCCAGCAGTCCAGCCAACTTAGGATTGTCTGGTGTCAGACTATACTCGACAGCAGTTTCATTGATAGTAGCAATCTCTGACTGTACACGCTCCAGTTCAGCCGCCCGCTCGACAGCCAAACCGTCACGGACTCTCTCCAAATACTTGATGTAAATTGGCTTTAGTTCTGGGGAAAGTTTGGCAAAATTGGCATCAATAACAGCCATTCTAGCCTTAATAATACCTTCGTAATGGGTCTTGATTTTCTGGTTAGCCCTATTGGCAAGAATGACATGGTCTTGTCTTCCTTCCATAGCGGCACGAACAGCCGCATTGATTCTGTTCTCGCTAATTTCAGCCATCCACTGACCTTCAGCAAGTCCCCAAACATCAACGGCAGACTTGAAGTCCTTACCTTCTTGAGGCTGTGTGCTACGGTCAAAGTATTCCTCGATGTTACGAATGTTGTCCTTCATCGCATCAAGGGACTCCTGTCTAGCGACATGGGCATCTACTTCCTTGGTAGGCAACAGGTCAGCATCGGTGTCCAGAATCTTCTGGAGGTCTAGTTTGTCCAGAGAAGCGGAGTCGCCAAACTTCTTGTTGGCTTCAGCAATGTCGCTGACCAACCGCTGGAATCTATCTAAGTAGTCTCTGGCAGACACAAACGATTCTCCTTCGGGAGGAAGGTATGTAGGGAAGCGTTCAACCTTCTTGTCGCTAAGACCCTGCGTACCCTCAAGGAGTTTTTCGACTGTGCCAAGAGGTACTTCTTCATACTTCTTTGGGATGCTTTTCTCAATTCTGGCAAGTTTAGCCTCTTCAGCCGCTTGTTCCTTAGGGCCAATCCATCTTCCAGCACCAGCCTTCTTGTCGATACTTAATCCAGTAAGACCAGCCTTAACCTTTTCAGTGCCACCAGCCGCCATGGATAACTGTCTCTTAAGGAAGTCAATCTGCTTGGTTAGAAGTTCATGCTCTTCATTGTATGTACCATTGAGCACATCCTCAAGCAAAGCGGTAGCCCTGTTCTTCGGCATCATGTCAGACCAAGACTTCTCGATTTCACCAAGGCTGTCTTCCAACTTCTTCTTAGTAGAAAGAGCATCAGTTTCTGGATATTCAATTAGAACATTACCATTCTCGTCTCTAATGTATCTTTGCCGTCTTCTGTCTTCAAGAATTTCCTCGTAGTAATTATCAACGCTGGTCTTGTCTTCAAAGTACTTGCCTTCACCAATAAGTCTTTCAGCAACTTCGGGTCTTCTGTGGAAGCCCATCGTAAAAATGTAATGCAACTTCCTTTCAATGGTGTCAGTAAGTTCATTGGTCTGGCGGTTAAGCCTATCAAGGTTTCTGTTAATGAAGTCTTTCTTAGCAGAAGGCTTCAGTCCCTTTTTGATAATAATACCAGTGTCTTCTACGGACTTTTCGTGAGCCTCTTCGATAGCATTGAGTCTGCTTCTAATTTCCCGAATCTTCTTCGGGTTTTCAGTAAGCACCGTGTAAATCTTCTTCTTCTCTTCCTTGAAAGCCTTGGCAAGGACAGGCTTAATTTCTTTTGTAAGCCTACGCTGGAATTCAACGGCGGTATCTAGGTCTACATAAGACTGGTCGTTCATCTTGGTAATCATTTCCGACACCTGTCTGGGGTTGTCGTAATGGGTAATCCAATCAATGCCAGCCATCTGACCGTTCTCGTCCTTGACGATTCTATACAAGTCTCCAAGCACCTTCTTGCCTGTTTCACGCTCACCGATAGCCTCACGGGCAATCGCTTCAATGTTCTTAGTTCTTCCACCCCTAACAGAGACCTTAGCCTCGGCAGTAAGTCTGGTAAGAACATCCCTTCTGTTGTCGGAAGTAACAAGCAACATGTTGCCCGCTCTATAGATGGCAAGTTTCTTGAACTCGGGAGGAACATTAGCACCAGTGAAGTCTTCCTTTACTTGAATCTTGCGAGGATTGTCCTGCAAAGACCAAGGCTTGTTCGGGTTATAGTCGGGATTATCAATCCATTTCTTTCGTGTTCCTTGAAACCCGATGGCTTCCTTGATGGCATTCTGGTATGTAATCCCAGTGCTGTTCTGAATCATTTGAAGAACAGTAATGTAAGCATCCTTGTCTAGCCGCTTAGCAGTCTTGTAGACGGCTTCGTAGGCGTGGTTGTTTTCAGCATCGATAACGGCAAGACGCTTGGCTTCGTCCTGTGTCTTGAAGTACTTGCCGTCAATGTGCCAGCCGTTGGGCTTGTAAGCACCATAGACATCGGAGGTATCACCAAGGGTTAAGTCGTGAACAGACCTAAACACCGTTCCTTCTTCGCCCAACCACGATTCAATGTTAGAATAACTACGAGCCTTAGTCTTTTCGTTAAGTTGTCTGTCACGAGACCAGTAGAAAGTACCCTTCTTTTTGTCAAAAGTAGTTTCAGAAACAGGGATGACCATCATCTTGTCCGACTTAACACCCTTAGCCAAGATGTACTTGGGTTTCTTTTCAACATAAATAATTCTAGAGTCGGTCTCTTCGTAGGTGTTATCCTTACGCTCTTCAAAAGCCGCCCAGCGTCTAATGGTTCTAGCCTCACCAGTAAGGTAAATGTTTGTTAGTTTATCTTCTCCAATTCTTCTTCCTTCTTTAACTGTTTCAGTAGCAACGCCAGCCTTATTGTCTTTTGCCAATTCAATAATTTGGTCATCACTAAGTTGTTCAAGTTGTTCGCCAAATCTGGCTCGCATGTCTCTGATGGCCTTCTCCATCTCATGGTTGGATACCTTGATACCATCAGTAGAGGTAAGAACAACACGCTCCTGCTTCATCGTCCAGCCCTTGGGCATACGAAGTTTACCGAAGTCCATGCCAATCTCCTTCTTAGGCGGGCTTACTCTTTCGACATAGTGACCAGTGGCATCTAGGACAACTTTCTTTCCATCGCCGTCCCAGTTCATCGACACAAAGCCGTAGTCGAGCATCTTCTTATACGCTCGCTTAAGGTTAAAGTCGGTCAGTTGTTCCGTCTCCTTGAACAGGGATTCCAACTGCTTCATCTTCTCACGGAGAGCAGGGTTCTTCTTATAGTGTCTGGCGACAGACTGCATCATTACGGTGAAACGCTGGAGGGGCGTGATGGTCTTGTCCTTCTTCATGGACTGCTGTAGGACTCGGTAAGCCTCGTCCATGGCATCCTTGTAGTTCTCCGAAACGCCACCAAGCACACGCCTCTCGCCATCATTAACTTCTACGATTCTTCCGTATTCCTTGGTCATCTTCTCGGGGGGAAGGATGCCACTCTTAATTAGCAGTTGTTCGACCTCGGGCCATTCATCGGTTCTGCCACTAATGTCGAACTGCTTTCTATATGCATCAATGCTTTCCGCTCTTTCGTCTGGCTTAAGTTGAAGGAGTTCGTGAACCATCTCCTCCTTGTAGTCCTGCATGTTCCATTCTTCGATGATGGGGTCTTGCGACTTTTCTGTTTCACGAATCTTAGAAGCCAACTCATTGCTTCTGGCTCTAGCCTCGGAGGTGTCGTATTTCTTGCTGGTAGACTCAGCGGACTTAATGTCATTGTCCAGTTTCTCCTTCTCCTTGGCGTACTGCGTTAGACTTTTCTGCTTATCGGCAAGCCACTTTCTGTGTTCAACAAGGTTGTACTGGTTGAATTCCTCGATGACATGCTTAAGAGCACTCGTGCTCATTTCCTTTCGGATGTCTTTCATCTCGGGCGTTGCCAAAGACAAGACATCCATGGCAGTAATAGGGTCTGTTCTGCCAAGCAAAGGATACAAAGCCTTTAGGGTCTTATAAGAGAACGCCCTGTCCTTGGACTGGGCAAAAGTATCGGGACTGTTCAGTGCGGTAATCTGTTTGGCTGGAGTCCAACCACCAACTTCGGGAGTTACTTCCTTGCGGTAGGTTTGGCCTACACGCTTCTTTCCAATTTCAGCACCAAGAACATCATCAGCCACATCGAACATCTTGTACGAAGCGAGCATCTGAATAAGTTCATTTCTAATGGCATCGAGTTCAGTGGAATACTTAGCCTCCTGCTTACGCCTTTCATCAAAGGCAATCTTAACATTGGCCTTAGTCTTGGCGAGCGACTGCTGGAGAAGGTGTCTACGCTTCCAGTTTTCCATCAAAGCCATATCAATGTCAGCAATGGTTCTCTGCTTGATGTCGGAAGGAAGCACACCGTCTCTTCTGTAAGCCCCATACTCCTTGGGGCTAAGAGACTGGATAACACCAAGGGAAACCTTGCCACCACTTGTAATAGAGATGGTGGCATTTTCACCCCAGATGCTTGTGTACATCGAATCAAAGACCTCAGTGGAAGACCACCCCTTGAACTCCTTGGTCTTAGCCATTGCTTCTGCAAACTTTCTTCTGTTAGTAAGAATCTCTTTTCTAATTTCACCCTGTAGTCCACGCTCAGCAAGAAGACCTTTTCTAATTGCAAGAGACTTCTGAACCTTAGCCGTCTGTTCGGGGGACATTTGTCGCTCGGGAGTGCCAACTACAATGTCTGTGGCTACATCAATCTTGATTGGTTCAGCCTTGGGCACACCGAAGGTACGCTCAGCAAGCATTTCAACGGGACTTTGAGGAAGTCCAAGTCTGGCTCTGGTACGCTCAGCCAGAGTCATAGGCTTGCCAGCCTCGGGAGTAGCGGGCGTAGCACCAGTAAGACCAAGACGCTCTCTTGTAATCTCGGCAATGCTTCTGCTCTTAGGGGCAAAGTTGCCAAGCAGTTGGTCAAAGGCAGACACATCGGTCTGCTTGAACTTGTTAAAGTCAGTGAAGGCAACCACACGGTCACCATCGTTTGTTCTGGCAACAACAGCCTTGTAGCCCATGTCGGCTACCTTACGCATGAAGTCGGCGTTTAAGTCTTTGACGGAATCAATCTTGCCGTCATTAAGCATGTCCAGCACCTCATTATTTCTAAGAGAGATGTAGCCTTCGGTATGCTGGCTATGGTTGTCAACGGCTCGGCCTTCATCGAACCAAGCGTAATGAACACCACCCTCCTTGTTGCTGGCAAAGACTCTGTAAGGCTCACCACTGGGACTCTTGAAAACAGTTTCGTCCTGCAACTGACGCTCGGAATAACTAAGAGGTCTGCCGACATGGTCACGCAGAGCCTTAGAGCGGGGCTGGAAGTTGCCCTTGTTCATGGGGTGAGCGTAGTCGTGGTCGTAGTAGAAACCTTCACCATGTAGGTGCTTAGGTCTGTCTAGCATTCTATCCACTCTGAAAGAGGTAAACGCCATGAACGCTTCGTTAAGAGGCCCGCCTTCGTATCTGGACTTCGGGCCAGTCATGGGTCTCTGAAGGTCAAGCGGGTAGTGATACCCCTTCTTCTGCATCTTGTCGGGGCTAAAGCGTACAGGTCTAGCACCAATGATGCCATTGATAATGTCACGCTTGGCACGACCCTCGGAGCCACCACCAAAGAAGTCAGCACCAGCCATGGCAATGTCACCAAGGCTGTAGTTGCCAAGCAGTCTCTTGATGTCGTGGTGAATCTCTTCCTCCGACTCGTAGTACATCTTTACCGTGGCAGACGAGATGGAACTGGTGGCGTTCTGTCTACGCATGTGGTTGTATGCGTAGCGGACTCGTCTGTCCAACGCCTTCATGTCGATTCCGTTTACAAGCAACACTGGCTTAATGGCGGCATACATAGCGTCTGCATCGTCAATGCCATACTTTGCTCTGAGCGACTTGGTCAGTCTCTTTCGCTCAAACTTAAGAATCATTTCATAAGGGACGATATCACGCGTTTTAACTCTTCCACTATTTTTCTCATTACCTGCACCAGTCGGAGAACCTTCCTTAGTGTAAGAGAAGTTTTGGCTCGTTTCGCTTTCATAATCAAATCTGAGAGCATTGTTGCCGTCAGAACCCTTGGTATGAATGACTCTGTTAAAAGCCGCCATACGCTGGACTACAGCCTTGGGAAGATGTTCGGTAAACAAGTTGATTTCAGCATCGGTCATGTAACCCTCAATCTTGTATTCAACGACACCTTCGTATTCAGACTGCTCTCTTAATTGTTCAACTTCTGCGTCAAGGTTGGACTCCTGTTCTCTAGCCAACTTACGCTGTTCCTTGTCGGACAACTTAGCCGCACGAGCCGCTTCACGAAGCAACTTAGCCTGTCTCTGCTTCGTAATCTTTTCAAGACGCTTAGCCTCTTTCTCAAGTTCGGTAGCCTTCTTGCTCTTGGGGGCAAACGCACCTTCGACATCTTCTTCAACTGCCGAAAGGACACGCTGAGTAAATCTAAGCCCCTTCTCTTCTGGCTTAAGTTTAGCATGGGCGTTCATTAGTCCAGTGATGCCCTTAGACCATTCCACTTCCATCTGCTCCTCGTTCTTGCGAACCAGTTTACCGCTTTCGTCCTTTGTAAACAGGTATTCAGCATCCTTAAGCATTACATGGTGCTGGTTAACATTGTCTCGGATAGGGAAACCTTCAAGGGCATCGGGGTCTCTCTTCATCTCACGGACAAGTAGACGCATGACCTTGTCGAATTCTGGAACAACCACACGCTTGCCGTTGCCGTCTAAGAAGAACCCTTCTGGTTCTCCAGACTTAAACTGCATTCTGCCGCCAACCTGTTCGATGTCTCTATCGATAAGCCCTCTGACCATCTTCTTAGCACCGTCAAAGACGGATTCAAACGGATTGGAGCCACGAAGCAGGTAGTCAATGGGCTTGTCTTCCACCCATCTGTTGAAGTACGCTTCGGCATACTCTTCAAAGATAGGGTAAAGGGTCTCGGGTTTCTCTCCACGCTTAACCCGTTCGATGGCTTCGTCAAAAGACTTCAGCATAGAACGCTGAGCACCGCCACCAGAAGTGTCATCCAGTTCAAGGTAAGCCCGCTTGAAGTCTTCAAGCATTTTGATTCTAGTTTCTGGAGCCAACTTGTAAAGGAAGCCATCGCTGTCGGCAGTGCCAAGGAGGCTCTTAACAATATGCTCCTTCATGCCCTGCCCGTAACGCTGAAGCAACGCAGAGTGAAACAGTTCACCGCTCACGGCAGAATGAGCCGCATAGTCAGCATTGATAATAGTTACAATTTCACCGCTACCAGCCCGTCTGGTAGTGTAGCCACCAAACTGCGGGTCTTTCATCAACTTCTGGTACTCGGCCCAATCGGGAGAATCGCCAAGAATGCTTTGAATCTGTTCCGTTGTAAGAATAAGGTTCTTGCCGTTCTTGTTAAAACGCTCAGCGGCGGCAATGTTAGCCATCGTTCTGAACATCTTTTCCTGCCCGTAAACTTCCTCAATGTTCTGTAGCAGTCTGTTCACACCATAACGCTTGGCTTCATCAAAGCCTTCAGCGACATAAGAAAAATGCTTCTGAGCGTTGGCAATCTGGCGTTCCTTTCTGTTGCCCACGATACCGTAAGCACCACCAAGCATGTGGAACGAGCCAGCCAAACCAATGCCAGTACCGACCCCGCTGTAGAAACCTTCTTCGCCAGCAAGGGCAAAGCCAAACGCACCACCATACATGGAGCCGTGGAATGTGGACTTAACACCCTGCGTAGCCCAATCGGTAAATCCGTTGGTACGCATAGCAATACCACCGATAGCACGGACAGCAGGGTCGGTGCTCTGGTAGGCAAGCCTGTCAGCAATCGTCAAATAGGACGGAGTCTTAGCATGACCCAACGCTTCAGCGATGGTCTTACCAGTAATTTCTGTTACCTTAGCACCAAGCCAAATACCAGCAACGGGAGCCGCAAACGGAATCTGTGCAAGGTAAGCACCCACGCCAAGAGCAACACCAGAACCACGAATAATAGAGTCCTTAGCAATGACCTTACCATTAGATGTAGTAAGTGTTTCGATACCAAGGAACTCGCTAGCCTTATTGGCAGGGTATTCAAAGATGCCCATGGCAGTTCCAGCAACCTTGCCAGCACCACCTTCAATTTTCATAGCCGCTCTTTCAGCAAGGTTAGCACCCTTGACAGCAATCCTAGCCGCAGACTTAGTAATAGCAGAACCAAGTGCAGTCCTACCAAGCATCGAACCAATCTTTAGTTGAGGCATAAGGATGGACGGGTCGAGAACCATCTCGCCAGCCGCTACCCCACTTTCGTTAAAGGTGCGAATCTTCCATCCTTCAACATCCCACTCCTTCTTAGGAACCCAATAACCAGCCTTTTCAATCTCTGCGGTTTCACGCTGGAATTCCAAGCCCTTCTGGAAGTCGGCATATCTCTGTTCGGGAGTGCCCTGCTGAAATAGTGTACGATGAATAGGATTGGTCGGGTCATACTTGATTTGGTCAAGCATGTTGACGAAGTATCTGGTTCCCCTGCCACCACTTTCAACAACAGTACCGCCAACAGTAAGCGGATTTAGAATGTCACCGCTAGCAACCGTGTCGTAAATGCCACCAGCAACGGTGGAAACAGCATGCTTACCAGCCTCCCAGATAGTACCCCAAGCACTAGGCTCGTTCTGCTTCTTCCATGTTTCATAGGCCAAGTAGCCGTCAGCGGTAGGCACATACCCACCCTTGGCATAGTTGCCAATAAGGTAAGCCTCACGCTCACCCTTAGTAAGAACATCGTCTTCTTTAGGGGCTTCTTCTTTAGCCGCTAAGTTGTAAGGATTCTTGAGCGGGTCTTTTACCGAATCAAGAAAGGCCATGTCTTGCCGAATCTTTTCGAGTGATTCAGCATTATCATAGTAAAAGGATTTGCTCATTGTCCAAAAGCGGGGTTGTGCTTTTTGATGACAGCAATATCGGCAGGAGTCAATTTATATCCCTGCTGGTGAACGGCAAGAAGTTCAAGAGCCTTACCCCTACCCTTACTGTTATTACCAGTAATCATAAATCCTCTCTGTCCATTGGGCTGAACGACCTTATGCATATTTAAAAGAGCAACGGCCTTTTGCTCCATGACACCCTTAATGGCCTCAAATTCAGCAACATTAGCCGCATCGTTAAACCAAGTTTCAAACGAATCTGGGTCTCTGAACAACTGGTTAAGTCTGGCTTGGTCGGGTTCAGTCACAACACCAGTGCCAAGAATAATTTTTCTAATAAGAGGCTGGTTTCTAGCAATAAGACCTTTAATCTGTGCACGGACACCACTGGCAGGATTAACTCTGTCAATAAAACTTTTGCTTTCGTACAGTGTTTTAAGCGTGTCCATGGCTTCGTTGAACGCATCCATGTCATTTAGCGTCTCAGAAAGTTCTCTAACACCCTTTTCGTCAAAGGCTGTAGCCCTGCCACTGACGGCAATATTGCCATACTGACCGCTAAAGTTAAGCATGTTGTCCTTACCTCTGGCTTCCGTATTAATCCAAGCCTCCTTGTCACTAGCCTCAGTACCCTTTTCAACGGTAGCGTCCTTCCAAGTGTCGCCAACCTTAACATAGGTCTTGTATTGACCAGTAGGTCTACCACTCAAGTCCAACACAGGAACAACCTTAGTAAGGTCTGGTACGCTAGCCGCAATGTAAGCGGCCTTTGGCAGGGGAGGAGGAAGACCCTGTGCTCTCCATCTGGCGGCTACTTGGTCATAGCGAATGCTAGCAAGAGCGGCCTCATCGTCAATTCTCTGTTCAACCGTTTCTGTAAACATCTTCTTTTCAAACTGAAGAGCGTTTGTGTCATTAACCTTAGTGATTTCTCTATGGCCCTTAATGAGCGTACCAACATTAGCCAAGTCCTCGTAACCACCCTCACGCAGTCTATCGATAACAAATTCCTGTAGCGTGTCTACTTCGGGGGCTGTCAGCGTAGTCTTTCGACCATTGCCAGTCCAAGTGTAGCCCTGCACGATGGTTCTTCCCTTGTAGGTTCTAGGAACACCCCCAGGAAAAAGTCTAGGATTGTGGTTAATAACATCAATGAGTTTATCGATATTTTTGCTAAACGGCTTTTCCTTATCAATCTTACCGTTAGGCCCAATAATATCTTTTCTAGAACCACCCTTATCAAAGATAACCTCTGGCTCTAGACCAATGACTTGCTTCCATCTGGGACGGCTAGCATCGATTTCCTTGTTGATGTTAACTTCGGCAGAGGGAGCCAAGTGGTGACCAATGATGGTAGACAGTTCTTCAGCACCAAGGCTCGAAACATAGGTGAAGACATCCTTGTCAACAACACGCCCGTTTTCATCCAGACCCATTTCGCTGTACGAAGACTGGTCAATTTCAACCGTTTCGCCAGTTCTAGGGTCTTTAAATGTAGGTTTTTCAATGCCAACACCTTTGGGTGCGGTAACTGTATTAGTAGGAGTGCCAATGTCAGCACCCTGTGTTTCAGCAAGGAACTTATTAAGAACCTGTGCTCTGTCATACTCGGCTTGCTTTCTTGTTTCCTCACCAGCCAAAGACCTAGTCTGTGCCTGTGTGTGCGGAATAGAGGCTCTAGACGCATCAATCTGTGCACCACGGAGGGCAATACTGCTAGCCTTGTCCGCTTGACCAGATTCAAACTCTTGCTGTTTAGCAACAGTCTGGTGCATGCCAAGGAACTTGCCGATGTCTTGCGAAGACAACTGCTGGACACCGCCACCAGATTCGGCCTTCTTAAGGAACTTAGCAATGTAGGCAGGAGCAGATTCGCCCTGCGGAGCAAAGTGCTCGGCAAGACCCTCTGCCGCCGCAATCATTTGCTCACGCTCTTGCTTAGACTTGTCGTACTGTGCCCGCTGTTCTCGTCTTTCCTTAATAAAAGCGTCAAAACCCGCTGTAGACTGAGTCGCATTCCTCTGCTGTTCAGCCATCAAATTCGGGTCATAAAAAGATTCAGCCATACTCAACCGAATCCTCCGAACGCTTCATTAATACCATCGTCAATCATGTTGCCAGCCGCAGACCACATGCCAGCCTTCCACTTCTGCTGAGCCAGTCTATTGCTAATGTCAGCCTTGTAGCGAGCCGCTTCTTGGTCGAAGCCAAGTTGGTCTCTGGGATTCATAACACCAGAGTTATACTGACCAAGCGTCTGACCAGCACCACCAATAAGTTTCCCAGCGGAACCCATCTGGTCGAGACCAGACATCGTAAGGTTAGCAATATTGCCAGCCACACCAGCCTCGTTGCCATACACGCCCTGCAACATCTTCTGACCCTGCATGATTCTGTCCTGCGACATATTATAGTTGCCAAGCACATTAGCCGCAACGCCCTGTCTGCCAGTAAGACCTCTAGCCGCCATCGCTTGGTTTGCGGTCTGACCAGCCATAAAGCGGTCTTGCTGACTCAGTTGCCCAGAAGCATACTGCTGGGCTGTGTTGAACATTGAGTTCTGAGCCTGTTGCATCTGGGGCGACATGTATGCATTTCTAGCCGCACCTTGCAGTCTGCCCATCATGGACAGTTGACCAGCACCCAAAGACTCTTGCTGTCCAAGAGACCCAGAGCCAGCCTGTCCAAGCATGCTAAGGTAACCAGCACCGCCAGCACCGCCAAACACCTGCGAGCCAAGTGAAGACTCGTTTACATTCTGCCACTGCGGTCTAAAAGAACGCTCATAGTTCAAGTAGGATGGCATCCATCCCGCTTGCATGTCCATGTTCTGTTGACCGATTTGCCCATATGTCTTGGGCAACGGCATGTCTTTTGGCTTAGAGCCAAATCCTGCGGCAATATCTCCTAGTCCCATATTTAGATTTTGATAATGTAGTTAAGAGCCATGTTTCTTGGTCTGGTTTCACTACCAACGGTAGGAATGCTATTTACAACTTGCTCGGGATGTAGGCCGTCACCAGTTAAAGCAGTCATGCCAAAACTAATACCATTAGAATCGCACCAGTAGTTGTGAGCACCAGTACCAACACCATTAACTTGACTGTAATCTTGGCAATCGTTATTGGAAGCAATATGCTTGTGAGCCTTAAGCAAGTCCTTCTGCGTGGAACCAAAGACTCTAGGGTCAGCACCATTACCATGGTCGTAACCTCTGATAAACTCACCTCTAAGGTCTGGAACCTTAAACGAAGATTGACCTGTGCCGCCATAAGTAATACCAATAACCGCATAGAGGGCTAAGTATCTAGATACAGGATTGTTATTAATGTCGTAGGCTGGCTCAACAGCCGTGCTTGTAGCATCAAGGGTTTGACCGTTGCAAATAAGCCATCCTGTTGGAGCGGCTTGACCAGCAAAAGCAATAATAGCACCAGAAGGAGTAAAGTCGTTTGTTCTATTGCGACCATGAACAATAAGTTTAGTGTTATGCCTCAGTTCAAGCCTATTGCCGTAGTTCGTTAGGTTGTCTGTGTTGTTGTTATTAATAACAAGCCTAGTCATTTCAACGACACCATCCTCACCTGTATCTCCAGAATGAGAATTTCCGCTACCTTGAATACTGAAATAATTTACTGTAGTACCTAGGCCGTCATTAAGTCGATTTTGTACAAGCAAACCGTCAGCACCAATTTTAGCACTAACACCAAACGCACCAACTGGTGTTCCAATGTTAATGTAACCAGTAGGAATGTCAGTACCATTACCAATAAAATTAGCCTTAGTAATTCTTACCAAAGAACTAGTTTGTGCAAGAAGCAATTCGTCAGAACTGTTAGCAAATGTAATTAAATCTTGCTCTTTAATAGCCCCAGCCACCAATGTAGCATTGTCAACATGTGCATTTAGGTTTTCGTAGGTAACTTGGGAGTTTTCTCCACTTGCTTCGTATTGATGTCCTTTAGAAATTTGAGCCATATTATCTTTCGCTATGAAGGTTTCTGCCACTAGAAGTGGCTTCTACAATAGCAGAAAATACTGAAGGTCTGCCTTGAAGTGAAGTCAATTCAATTTCCATTCCAATACATTTCTTTCTGACTGGAACTTTTCGGGTCAATTCTTCACCGCCCGAAGCCGTGCTAATATCAATTTGAAGGGTACTGTCTGGGTTTATACTCTTTACATCAACCTTAAGAGCACCTTCCGTGCCATAGAAACAGTCAATTTCTGCGGCTGTAAACCGCTTGTCCTGCAAGGTGTTAAACTGGTATCTGCGAGTTAAAGCATACAGGTCAATTTTGCTTTCAGAGTAATCTAATGCCCTAAGATAAAACGGCAACCAAAGAGGAAGAACTCTGGCTCCATATGTATCTCCAAATAGGTCTACATCTAGTTCCTCTGCCAAATACGGGCCTCTTTCGTTATCAATAAAAAACAACCGCTTTCTGTTTCCGTAGATAGAAACAATCATGTTATCGATATTAAACCCAATAGGGTATGTGTCACAAGACTCCCAGTTCTTGTTATTCAAATTGTAGACCAATACGCCTACCCGTGCTACGCCATTTAGCGTTAGCGGAACTGCAAGGTAATACCGTCCTGCAAAGACTTGCCCAATCGACCTGTATGCCTCATTGACATTAATGGCATCAATATACTTTTGGACGGACTTGCTAAGGGGGTAAGAGTTGGCAAGGAGGTTAGTGTCTAGTTGAGGCTCAAGGGCATAAACGCCCGACTGCGAAAGGAAGAAGACTGAACTGGACACATTCCCAATGCTTCGCTTGGCTGTACACCCGATTTCAGTTGTAAGTGCCCTAACATACGACTGAGCCAGTACAACTTCGGGGCTTGTCGTATTGTCAGAGACCTTAAGTTCATAAATAGAATTGGTCTTCAGCACCAACACCTTGTCCTGTGTCCAAGGATAAAAGCCGACAATTTCTTGTTCGTCACCAAGGTTAATTTGGAACGCTTGAATGGTTAGGTCAAACTCCCAATCACCAGTACCATTAGGAAGAAAATAAGAAACCGCAATTTCATCTCTTGAGTACTTGATGTAGATTCTATTTCTAAAATAAAAGCCAACAGAAGATGGGGGAAAACAGCAAAGAGTACTTTGATTATTAATGCTTCCATCAATGGTTCCCTGTTTAGTAACAGAAACAGTGTACCCATCAAAAACTAAAGGCGGTCTAGCCTTAGCAATAAGAACTGGGTGACTACCAAGGCTTCCACCTGTTGCGGCAGGATTGTTAACTGTAAATGTAGTTGAAGTTAAAGTTGAAACAACAATAAACGCACCAGACATTTGTGTATGCGAGGACTCAAGAATTACTTCGTCTCCTACAACAAGGTTGTGCGTAGTAGCAGTTGTTACTCCAATATTATGTGTGCTGGATGTATAGATACTGGTTCCGTCAATAAATCTTTCTGTTTCACCCCGCAAAATGTAAACTTTATTTACAGCCTGTAAAATTTGCGTCTCATCCTCAAGGCACTGTCTTCCATTTGGAAAATCATACCTATTGCTTAAGATATCTGTAGTTGTGTTATAGGTGAACAACCCATCTGCTACTACAATAATAAATTGTTCTGTTCCGTCCGTAAGAACATTAAGTCCAGAAGCAAGAATCTCAGAATCTTCTGGCAACCCTGCTAAGACACTGTTTATTCTGTCGTTTGAGAAGATTTGCTTGATTCCTTTTCTGGTCTCAAGCGTAGTAGACTCCAGTCGAATATTTCGACCATCTTGCAGGTAACCTTCTTTAAGAGTTGAAGGGTTAGCACGAGTGTCGATAGCAAGAAATCCTGTATCGCCTTCTTTCTTTCTTTCAGCATTAGCCATTTCATTGATTAAAAATTAACCAGCATACCAAAAGTCAGCGGAAACCTTGATGAGTGTCGTGACGGAGGAGGTAATGGAGAAACTTGATGCACCATTAATATTAACACCACTCACTCCAGCGTTGACGATGCTGTATCCGTAAGAAACACTATCAACTGTAACAAAGATTACAGTACCATCCACATAGGGGGTGTTAATGTCGGTATTTAGGCCAATGCCGAAACCCATCGAGCCGCTGGCTAGGTGAATGATTTTATTGGCATCACTAAGTTGAATTGTGTACGGGCCAGAATAAACTTGATTAACCACTCTGGCGGGAGTCCAAGCCGTGGTCTGCGTAGTCGAGTCTGGGAAGGTAATCCCGCCACCATTGGTAGCAAGGTCAAGAGTACCAGTAAACGCATCAAATGAGTGCACGAAGTGAGTGCCAGCACCAGTATCGTTGTAAACATCAATGTCGATATTGGTATTGGTAGTGTTATTGATTCCCGTGACATTAACAGCACCACTCAGCGTACCACCAGTAAGAGGCAAAGCCGCAGTTGTTTGCACACTGTCGTCACTGAAAGTAATTCCGCTAGCATTAGTAATGTCAATAGGACTGTCCACATAGATTGGCTGTGCCGCACCACTGTACCAATTTACCAGATGCCCACCCTGCCAGTTCAATTCGTAACCAACAGCACAAGTAAGCGAGATACCATTGTAGCCGCCAGTGCTGTTGTCGAATGTGCCCTTATTGATGTTCTGAAGACCAGTTGTATCAAAAACAATAGCACCAGTCATGTCGCCACCAGCCAACGGAAGATACGAGCCACCGCCACCGCCACCAGTTGCAACTGCCCAAGCACCATCCTTACGGACATATTCGTCACCATCGGAGGGAGCGTCCGCAATTCCAGCCGTAGACTGCGTAGTCGAGTCTGAAAATGTAATATTACCAGTCATCGTGCCACCAGCCAGTTCAAGATAATTAGCAAGCGTTGTGCTATTTACAAGGTCAAGGGCTGTAATCTGAGCCGAAACTGTCGGGTCAATCTCGATGGAAAGACCGCTGTAAGAAACGCTACCCATTAGATAAGACCCTCGTAAATTACGGTGTCGCCTACAGAAGTAACATCAACAAGGCCATTATAGCCTTCGACAGAAAACAAAGTATAAGGCTGAAGAGTAATGCCTTCTGTGTCGGTGTCATTGAACTTGACAACCACCACGGACGCTTGGGGGTGAATAATAAGGGTAACTCTACGCTGATACTCTGTAACAGCAGGTAGCACATCATTGCCCGTCATAACGGTTTGACGGAACTTCTTGATGAAGGGAGGGAGGGAAATGTTATTTGACATTAGGAATATGGATTAATGAAGTTAATTCTACGAGTCTGGCCTTGCTGTCGAGCAATTTTATCAATTTCTTCGTCAAGGAAAGCATGTGCTTCCTGTTCGGCTACTTTGGCATTTTCTACTTGGCCTTCACTTCTAAGGTAATCAGCATAGACACCCCTAGTAACATAAGTAGCAAAAACATGAGGAATCTTAATAATAGCCCAATCGTTAGGTTGTTCTGAAGGTTTGTGGTTTTCGTTGTTAACTAACGCTTTATAAAAATTGCCAGAATAAGGCTTACCCTTAACTGGCTTAAAAGTGCCAGAAATAGCCCCAGCGTCAAAGTATGTTTGTGAACCAGCCACAAATTGAGTGGTTGAATCCCATACAACACCATGAAGTTCTGGAGCCTTAGTTCTGTATTCGACCCATACAGTGCCTTCCTTGGCTACCGTAAGGTAGGCTCTATCGTCAGAATTTGTCGATGTAAGAAGGAAAGTGATTTGGGCGTTTCTTGTGGTAGTGATGGGGTTCTTTTCCCACACATTAAAGATTTCCCCACAATCAGAGGGGAGTAGGAAATACGGAGCGTCATTAGCATCCGTAAGAATGGTTTCTTCGGAATACCGAATAACTTGAGGAAATGTGTCATATTCCCAAGCAAATCTAAGACGCATGCTAGCAAGGTCTCTAATTTGAGAAAATGTAGAATTGCTAATCTCGTCTCGGTCTAGACCACAAAGTTGAATAGACTCAAAAAGAATTCTGGAAAAATCAGCAGTTCTCATTTAGTAAGATAACCGTCAGCAGTAAAAATTGCACCGTTTACGGTGGCTTTCTTTGCATAATTGGAAACGGCACATTCGGGATTGTCTCTGAAAAACTCCTTGACGAATTCATCGTCCTTCCAGCAGTCATAACCCAACCGTTGACCCCAATAATGATAAGAGGTTGAAGGAATCTCGCCTACCAGCCTACCCATACCTTCAATGGATTTGGCTTCGTTTTGTTTAAAAAAAGCACCAAGTTGTCTGGCTTGATGCCTTGCTTTCGTCTCTTCCATTCTCCACCCACGGAGTAATTCTTCCTGCACCCCCTTGCGGAGGTTGTCGGGAATTACTTCAGACAAATGTTGAATGAGACCATCCATTATTTAAGCAGTGAAGTCGAGTTTACCAAACGCCAGCGGATTATGGCAAACCAGACCCAGAACCGCTTCAACGGTACGAGCAGGGCCACCACCGAAGTCGGGGAGTTCTCTGACCTGTGCAACCTGCCCACCGTAGCGAACTTCGACCATGTCAAACGGGATAATGTAGCCAACGAACTTGTTCTTCAACCATGTCGAAGAGTGCAACTTCAGTCTGCCGAAATCGCCTTCAAAGACCTGCACCGTAGCGGTGTATGTCGAATCAGCGGCATCACGATTGAATGTACGAACAGCGTTTCTGGTTTCAGCAGAGCCAGACGAGCCAGTCGTAAAGACAAGGTTCGTAAAGCCACGCTTGCAACGAGTACCAAGAAGAGCGTCATATTCCTTAGAAGTACCAGTCTGTTCATACATACCAGTCAGAAGGTTCTGAATGTTTTCTTCAGTAAGGTCGTTAGCAACCGTACCATACTTAAACTGCGTGTCGGGCATCTGGAAGTCCGCAGGGACAGCCAGATAGGTGTCTTGAGCAACAGTACCGTAAGCGGCGGCGTTAGCCGAACCACCACCAGCGATGTTCGCAGAGGTAGCACCCTTAACGGCAAGCCACTTGTCAAGACCACGAGTAAGGAACGGAACACCACCAACACCAGTATCCTGCTGAGCACCCTGCGTACCGCAAAGGGTGACTTCAATGTCACGCTTCAGCATCTTAATAGCCTTAGCAACATTGTTAGCAAGTTCATCCTTAACACCAGCGATGTTAGTAAGGTCAAGAGCCATCGGGGAGACACGGACAGTTCTACGGAACATCTGCGGGTGCATACCCAGTTCGTAGCGATACTGCTTAGTCACACCACCAACGGTGTCCTTGACATAGTTTTCCACATCCGTGACGGGGTCAACATCAGTGCCATCGATAACGCCACCAGACTTGGTGGTAGGCAACTGGTCAACCTGCCAGCGAAAGTGAGTATTTCCGGGTTTGCTACCCTTCTTCGCCATAGAGGTGAAGGGAGTATCACGAGCATCGACCATAGCGATGAGGTCAGCGAGGTCTTCCCGCTTACCCGATGTAATTTTAGGTTCTGTAAGAATAGCCATAATTTTATAGGAATTTTTTAAGCAGGATGTCCTTGAGGTCTTCGCTAGAGGAGTTTGCCTTAAAGCGTTGTTCGGTTGCCTTCAGTCTGCTTTCTGCACTGTTGGCTTTAGGAGCCGACCCACTGGGTCTAGGATTATGCGGAGCCTTCGCAACAGTCTTGGAGCCTCTACTTTCACGGGCTTTTACGCCAGCGATGTAGTCACCAATAACCATCTTGTAGTCGGGGAAGCGTGTAATCTCTGGGAAAGCCTTTAGGAACTGGTGAGCAATTTGCTTCTCACGAGTATCCGCATCCTTCTTCCAAACAATACCGTATTCCTTTTCGGCAAGGTTTTCAAAGTTGTCCTTGGCTCTGACATACTGCATCCGCTTAGGAAGGTGCTCTTCAAGTGCGTCAATAGCATTTAACTTGATTTGCTTAATTTCCTCTGGGCTGTAGTAGGTTTCATTGCCACTAGCATCGCTCACCGTGTATCCTTCAGAATGTTCCTCGCACCATCTACGAACAGACCGTGCTTGAGAGACTTCGCCCTCGATTTCCGCAACGGTGCTGATGTGACTATACGGGGAATCCTTGATGGAAACAACTGGCTCGGGTGCTGACTTCTTATTTCTAGTGGTTTCAAGTTCCTCCTTGAGTTTGGCAATCTCGGCTTCGGCTTCCCTACGCTTCGACACCAACTTATCAATTCGCTTCTTAACACCCTTAGAAAGACCCCTGTCCTCCGTTTCTTCTTCGTCCTGTGAATGAACCTCTTCGCTATTTTCAGTTTCGGTGGCGTTTTGCTCACCGTCTCCTTCGTAGTCTTCTGCTTGATTACTTTCGGACTCGGCAGTGTCCGTCTGACCCTTTTCGGTAAAGTCAAAGTCCTTTCGGATAATATCCGCTAGGCGTTCAGTTGTAAGAGGGCCGATACCCTCGTTTTCGACATTTTCGTCTTGCGACACATCGTTGTCATCGATGTTTTCTTCTTCTGGGTTCATGAGATTATTTAGCATTCTCAAGTCTGCTGAGACTTTACAATGTTTTGAGAAAACAAGGAAAACAAAGTTACTTTTACAATAGTTTTACTTCTGTCAACTGTTTTTACAAAGAATTAAGTTCTTCGTCAGTCGTCCAGTTCATGTGCTTCCTATCCATGCCTTCTTTTCGGATTTCAAGAAGCATACGCTTGAAGTCTTTAATGCAAGAGGCCCGTCCGCACTGAAACGCTCTGTTTTCCCCTTGAAGTTCAATAGACAAGGCTTCATCAGTTTCCGATTTAATGTTTAAGTCAATAACCAGCATAATCTGGCTCCAGACTTCATTTTGACCCTCAAAAGCGAGGTGTTCTGGATTATACGGGTGCTTCATTGTTGTTGGAAGGCATCATTTGCTGTTGAGCCAGTTTTTCAGCCAAAGGCGATACGCCAATACGACCAATTTGCTTGTTTTGCTGTTGGCTAACGCTCATTTGAAGGTTTTTGACATAATTCTCAAAAATCATCTGGAAGGTAGGATTGCCCTGCATAGCCTGTTGGGCTACGGGATTCTTAGACATAATCTCTTGCGTGTACTGCATCTTAGTTTGGGCTGTCGGGTCGTTTTCGACATACTGAGGCTCGTTACCCAGAATCATAAGGGCAATGTCGGTTTGGACATCACGGTACATCTTCTGGGACGCTGTCGCTTGGTCGATAATGACTTCCTTAGCCATATCGGGAGCAATAGCATTCATAGCAATTGCAATGAGTTTGTTTCTGTCAATTACGCCACCAGCGTCCATCGGCAGGACGGACTGGTTAATAGCCGCAAGTTTCTCCATGACAAAATCGACATATAGGTTACGAATGTCGAACTTCAGTTCATAGTCGAACTGGTTGGCGATGTCCGACATGTTCTGCGGAATAGAGATGTTGGTAATTCTTTCGATTTCCTCGCTGGCAAGGTACTGAAGCCCAAGTTGCAAGAGTTGGGTGTAAATCTCGGAGATGGTAGTAAGCCAATTATCTGTAGCAACCTGCTGGAGCATCTGGGCATACGGAGCAGGAGTTTCGGGCTTCTGCATGCCAGAGGTAAGACCAAAGTATCTAGCCGCATTTGTCTCAACATGTTCAATGACCATTTGGGCCAAGTTAGGAGTACCTCTCGGAGGCTCCATAAACTTGTAGTCATCGGGGCTAGAGACAGGCAACTGCTGGGCTGGGCCAATTCGACCAATACCTTGGATGCGTCTCTTAACCATAATCGGAGGCACGGTCTCAAAGGCAGTACGGTCTCTCATCGAGTCGTGCTGGCCTTTAAGTTCAGCCTGTTCGGTCATCAAGATTTCGGGGATGCCTCTAGATTCGGCAATGTTCTTACGAAGGTTCTCTCTGCGATAAACTACAAAAGGATACTGCCCGTGGGCGTAGCCAAGTTTCTCGTGCTTAAAATAGGAAGACCTAGAAGCGTTAGGACAGAAGGCGGTGTAGTAAATATGAGGAATACCATCTTCGTTAATCTGGCGAGTGTAGGCATAACAGACCTCAATGAGGTGGTTCCCTCTAAACTCGTAGGTGTCGAGCATGTTTGCTCTGGGGACGATGTTAGGGTCGTTATACCAAGACATCTTGCCAGCCGTGTTAACGGCTTCGTCAATGGCCTCACCATCCCAACTTTCGTTACGCTCCATAGAACGAAGTTCGACTTCCGTCATAAACATTCTTCTAAAGACAACACGGGCTTTCTGGAATTCGATGGTCTCGGGCGGGAAACTAATTTCGTCAAACGGTTTAAGGGCAGTGACGCAAGGAAGGTTCTTGGTAACAGTTTCTTCAAAGACAGTAGCCATGCCAGTCTCACGCAGTTCTTTAACCAACCGTCTGACCTCCTTCTCCTTGATGGTAAGAAGACGCTGAGTAAGAACGGCAACAGCCATGTCTTCAGTCTGCGGGTTAATAATGTATTCTGGAAGAGCGGAAACCAGTTCGCTTTGATTCGGGTCAGCATTGGTTGCCATCTCAATAAGTTCAACCATGTTAAACTTTTGCTCTCTAAGTCCAATTTGCTGTTCCCAGCCAACATATACAGCAGACCATCCATATTGGTTTCCGTACTGACAAAACAGTTCTGTTTCTCTTCGGATTTCGCTTCTAAGTCTGTTGGTAAAGTGACCGATAAGCGAATTCATGCCAGAAGCATAAGCCGCATCGTCAGCGGTTCTTCCGCTTACGCCAAGTTTAGCCAACTTCAACGAGTTCATCAACATAGCGACTTGCTCGTTAATAACTCTGTCAATAAGTCTAATTCTTACATCGGACGCACCTTCAAACGGCATAGCAGGTTCGTCTTCGGGCTTTCCTGTGGAATGCTTTCTGCCATCAATGGTTTGACCCTCCCATCTGCAATAACGCAGGTCATCGTTGGCATTAAGTTCAGCCGCATTTGCTCCATGGTAGAAGCAACGCTGAAGTTCATCGTAAAGAGCGGAGACATTCGGCTTGTCGCTAGCATTAACCAGCGGGTCACCGTTAGATTCCATGGAAGGGTTATAAAGACTCATGTTAATAAATAAAAGGGTTGCCTATTGGCGTGTAATCGTTGCCGATATGCACAGGAGACATAACAGAGAGATATCGCAAACAGTCAATAGGGTCTTTTGTAGCACCCTTTTCACCGTCAGCACCAGTCCACTCCTTTAGGCAGTAAATAAGGTTTTGGCACTTGTCCGAAATGAACAACCTAGGCTCGTTGATAGGGCTTAGGGGCTGGGAAAGGTCATAGGAAAACCAGTCATTGATAATGGCAACGCCTTGTTCAATGGCAACCCCTGCCGCAGGGGCAAAGTACATAGGGTCGTCACCATCGTCTAGCAACTCCATCAACGATGTACCGCCATCCTTGCCTATGGCTTGAGTCGCACCAGCACGAGGGTCAATATATCTTTCTGCGATTTCTTCCTCCCCTTCAAGTTTGCGAATGGTGGCCTTGATTTCATCCAGACCCATTCCAGCACCGTTTCTTTGGGCAACTCCTTCTTTTCCATCGGGTTTATCCGAAGCCAAAGCCCATTCACCAAGAGACATGTCTGGAAATTCCCTATAAACGAAGATTTTACCTTCTTTTGTGACACGAAGCCATAACATGAACCAGTTTCTTGCTCCAGCAGGGTCAACAACCATGTAGTTCGTACCTTCCTCTGGGATTTTGTCATGGGAAACAATAGAATTGTCGCCAAATCTGGGAAATTGAGACCCAACGGTGTTTTCAGCGTATCCGTATGCACGAATCTTAATTTCGTGGTTATTTCGACCCATTAGGGTCTTCTTCATCTCGTCAAAAGGCGAGTAAACATTCAAAGCAGAGTGAAACCATGCAATTCCAGAGTTAGGACGGTGACAATCTGCGGTAAAAGGCATATGACCACGCTGAACACCATTTACATGCATTAACGATTCTTCCAAAAGTTCGGCTCGGAGCGACTTAGTAAACTTACAGCCAGCCACATAGTCTTTAACAACCTGCGAATACCCTTGAATAGGTGTAAATGTAACGACCAACTTGCCTCTGCGGGTCACAACACGGTAGCGAAGGGTGTCAATCCAATCCAAGGGCACAAGTTCGTCACACCAAATTAGGTCGCATTCGCCACCTTCAATAACATCCTTCTTCTGGGCGTAGTTCATAAACACGCACTGGGAGCCATTCGGCAAAATAAAGGTGTTGTCGCTGAATCCGTTCTTCTGGGAATACGAAACATTCGTAATCTTGGTCTTTTTTGCAATTTTCAGTTCGGGCGGTAGGTACTTATAGACAACATTCTGTTGCATCTGGATGCTGGACTGGTGCGTGGTATGCAGACACCACACCATAGCCTTGTCCTTGTTAACCATTGTCTGAATAAGACGCTTAGCCGCCCACTCTGTTTTGCCAGCACGGTTTCCACCAAGCACCAAGATTTCCTGTTTGTCCTTGAGAATTTGGTCTGCCTCCTTCCAGTGCCACGGCTCAAAGCCATGCCTGTAAGGGTCTAGTTTTTCTGCTAGGATTTTGTCTTCTCTAAGTTGAAGAATCTCAATGGCCTTTTCAGTGCCAAACTTTGCCACAAGAGCCTTAACATCGGGCAGTTTTACAACTGGATGCGGAGTAGGCTTGTAAGATTCAAGACTATCTTGCACCTTGTTCATTTAGGTTTCTAGGCTGTTCGTCAGAGAACAAACCCCAACCATACGGACTGTCACCATAGTAAGCAAGATTGTTAACAAGAGCCTTTAAGTAAGCAGGGTTACCACGAGCCGCTTGCCCGACTGCACTTGTAAGAGGACTCTTCTCAATATAGCGAGGGTCGTTAGCCTTTTTTTCGTAAGACCTACCAGCGGCCTTTGCGGTCATTCCCCCAACCGTAGGGTCAAGAGCCAAATCCATTAGACCACGAAGGGCAAATGGGTCACTTGCCCCATAGCCCGCTTCAATAGGGTCAGAACTGTTAGCAGATTTAATCTGTTCGTAAATCTGAAGAGGAGCAAGAACGCCACCAACAGCAGTGCCAGCCACACCAAGTCCACCAAGCGTAGGCATTCTGCCCATGTTTAGGAATCTAGTAGGAGCGGATTCAGCAACAATACCTCTAAGAGGAGCACCGCCAGCAGTAGAAACATTGTTCAACGGAGCACGAGAGCGTAGCCAATTTTGAAGGGCATACTCTTCTGGTGTCTGTGCGTTCAGCATCGCAATTTCACGAAGCCTGTCCATTCTTCCAAGATTACTAGGAGACGGGCCTCCTGCACCAACACTAGAAGCAGTAGCAAGTTCAGCGGGTGTTCTAATATCCCAAGTTGCATTTCCTTCAGCAAGGTTAAGTGCCTCTCTTTCTCTAGCCAATCTTTGTAGGAAAGCCTGTTCCGCTTGGTTGTTGGCTCCTTCAACTCTTGCACGAGTGGCTTGTTTGGCAACTTCGGCTTGTGCTCTTTGAGCCGCCAACCCTCGTGCCCGTGTTTCAATTTCGTTTCTAAGTTCCAACTGGGTTTGCGGGCCAGTAGCAACAGACGGCCCTTTACCACCATAAGGAGCAAGTTGCTCAGCGGCTTGACCAGCAATTCTTGCATCACGCTGTGGGTCGCCATAAGGAGCAAGAGCCTTCGTGGCATTTTCAATATCCAGTTGTGTTTGCTTTACTCTGTTTTCTTGGAATCTAGCAAGTCGTTCTTGAAGCGTAGGCTCAGCGGCAGGAGACGGCTTTTCTGCACTTGTTCTTCTGTCAATCGGCTTAGGAGCACCACCGCTAAGTCTGTTGTTAGGTCTTTCGTATGCATCGAACAACTGACTTTCTTCAAGCGTTGTTCTAAAGGTTGGGTCTGTTACAAGCGTTCTTGCAATTTTAGGAACTTCATCTGGTGTAAAGTCTCCAGACCTGTTTAAGGACTTAACAATAAAGTCTTCGGCTGTAGCGTCACCGCCAACCAGTCCTTTCAACTTATTCTTAGCACCTTCAATAGCACCTTGTGGAACTGTAGACTTGTCAACATTTCTAGCGTTAAGCAACGGAGATTCCGTTCTAATAAATCTATCCAACTTGGCACTAAACGCTTGAATTCTTTCTTCAAGCGGAACAAGAGCGGCCTTTTTGCTTAAACTAGCAGGGACAACACCCTCTTTGCCTCTAGAGGTACTAACAACCACTTGTTTGTCTGGGCCAACATTAAGATTGGGGCTGGGAGTGTTTAGCCTTTGTTCTTTTGCTTGATTGGCAATGGATTGTTTAACGGCAGAAAACCTTTTAGCATCTTTAGCAGATTGGGCCGCTTTTTGCTCTGGAGTCATTCCCTCCCGAATGGATTCTTCAATTGTTTGACCAGTAACAGCCGTTTTTGCTTTATTGGCAAACCAGTTAGTAACATCGGCAAGACTTTCAATTCCTTTTTCAAAAAGAGACGGAGGTTCTACCATTCTGCCTGTAATAGGACTTCTGGTAGGAGCCTTACCCGTTTTTTGTTTTACAACACCTGCGGCTTTTCCAAGACCCGTTTTTGTTTTTTCAACACCAGCCTTTATGGCCTCCTTGGCTCTTTCAATTACGGGAGGACGGTTTCTGGCGGTGGCTTCTTTTTCCAGTTTGGCAAGTTTAGCCTCTTTTTCAAGTCTAGCAATCTTCTCGTCAAGCGTTTCCTGCTTAGCCGCAGGAGCAGGTTCCTCCTTCTTGGGGGGAAGAGGGATGGTCTTTTTCTTTTTAGGAGTTTCGTCAGCCATTATTTATAAGTTCTTAAGCCCATTCTTACCGCATGTAGCAAGTTTTCGCTCGGGGTGCATGCTTCTAGATTGTCAGCCCTGTTATTTAATTTGTTTCCATCTATGTGGTTGATTTGAAGGTTGTCAATAGCATGTTCGTTGTGGAAAATCTTCTCAAAATGAATGGCTACCAGTTTATGCACAACAATCGTGTGTCTAAATCCATCGTTGCATAGCGTAACATTGAAGTACCCACCCCCATTCTTCCCCTTCCTAAGCACCTTGGCTTTGATTCTACGACCATCTGATGTCGTTTTAGGAGTAGACCTAACCTCGCCCGTGTTAGAGACCTCGTACAGCCCTTCAAACTGTTTAATCTGGATTGGTTTCCACTCTTCTTCCATGTTGTTTTAAATGGAGCCACAGGTCGGACTTGAACCGACAACCGTCTGTTTACAAAACAGGTACTCTGCCAATTGAGTTACGGTGGCGTTATCTCTGCAATGCGTCAGCATTGCATCATTTTGAATTTTTACCAAGCCTTGCAAGACCAGTAGCGAGGAGTTGTCTTATCTTTGGCGGTTGCACACTTATGTCGTGCATGAAAAGACTTCCGTCTGGCGGGTTGGTCTTTCTTAATGGTCATATTCGGGTCACCAAACCGCACAATCTTAACTTTACTCCCGCTCTTGACATAAACGGCACTCTTCTTGGGGCCGCTAGGAGTTCTGAAAGGTTTGTTAAGAGTTACTCTTCGTCCGTTTTTTGTAGCCATATTACTTCATTCCAAGGTAGTATGTCGTTTTCGTCTTCGGGTTCATCTGGGTCATTCTTTGCCGCAGTTGCACTTTGGCTTACCGCAGGAACAGCCCTTGCTACCCTTCTTCTGGGGGGATTCATTTTTCTTTTTGCCCTTCTTAAGGTTCTTGAACTTGTTAAGTGTATTAGGATTCATAGTTTAGGAATTAAAAAGCCAGCCCCAATAGTCGCCTTGGTTGTAAGTTGACTCCTTCGATACATTCTTACCGCTGTTGGACTGAGGATTAGCGGGAGCAGGGCCAGCCTGTTTAGGAGCACCCAAGATAGCACCCTTGGCAAAAAGGCCAAGACCACGCATCCAGTCGGCTCCGCTAGCAGGGTTAAACTTAGGAAGTGTTTGCGAACCAGAGTTAGGAGCATGGCCCATCATTTGCTGATATTCAGCAGAACCAAAAGCGGGCATCTGTCCTTCACCTGCGGTAGCGGTCTGGGCGGCTTCAAGTCCAGCCTCGTAATGCGGCCCCATTTGCAAACCATAATTACCAAACGAAGACGCAGATTCTTGCGGAATCATATTCTGCCCCGTCATTTCTCGATACTGGGTATCGCCAAAATCGGCAGGATACATCGACTCGGATTGAGGGTGACCAACGCCACCATACAAGTAATTGAATTCGGCAATCTGGTCTGGTGTTAGTCCCGCTGTAGAAAAAGGCATCGGCATATTATTTAATCGCTCCTCCTCTGACATAATGACTGACTCTTTGAGAGTCAACTAAAACCTTATCGCCAATTCGATACGACTTAGAATTCCTTACATACACAATAACAAGCAATCCGTTCTCGTGCTGAACTTCCATTATCCTGTCATTTGGAAACCAGTTCTTAGTCACCTTGCCGACCCACTGCGAATTCCACAGGTCTCTTATATCGTTATGCACAACAACCTCCTCCAACCTGCCGCTTTCGACAGGGTTTTTACCCAAATACGCAATTAACTTGTCCGCTTCCCTAACACCTTCAAACCAAGCCTTCAGATACTCAACACCAAAGTCCGTCCAAACAACCGTCCGTAGATGCTCGGGCTTCTTTGACTCAAGGCGTGTCCACAATTCTTGTGAATCAAAATTAATAATCTGTTTTCGGACACACTTCATTTCGGCAATGTCCCAGCCATACTCGCAATTCAATTCCTTTTCCGTCTTCATTCCTGCCAGAATAACCAATAAAACCATTTGTCAACCCTGTATCTATATAACTCTTTTCTATGATTCTATTCTATTGGGGGAAATTCATTACACCCCCCCAGTGAAATTCATTACACCCCCCCCCATGTAATAAACTTCACCCCACCCACTTTGCCAAAAACAAGTCAAAACCAGTCAATTACGAGGGTTTTTTTAGAGAAAAGATGTGTACATGTGAACCCGTCAGTAATAGGGAACCTAGAACGGGGGCCACCCCCCCGCCCGTAGGCGGGAGAGCGACCTTGTTCTAACGAATGCCGTGAGGCTAGTCGCCTTTGCTGTAAGCGATTGCAACGCACAGCAGGAGTGCGATGCCGAACAGCATTAGGAGACGAACTTCGTGTTGGCTTCGTCGATGGCTTTCATGCAGTTGACCATGAACTGCGTGACAGAGACGAGGTTGCCGTCCTTGTCGGATTCGCTGATGTCGGGGAACCACATGGACTTCTTCGCCTTGCGGATGGCGTAGATGTACGCCGTGGTCGCCTTGCGGAGAACCTTGATGGTCTTCTTGGTTTCGGTGGTGGTGGTGTCGGTGGGTTTGGGCATGGTTGTTGTTGGTTGTTGCCTTTCGGCACAACAATACTACACCCATTCGCAGGAAAGCAATAGGCTCGCATCGTGTGTGTGCATCACAGTTGCATCATGTTGTTGTTGTTGTTGTTAACATGTGTGCGTGTGTGTGTTAAGTTGCCTCCACACATGGAATTTCCTAACGAATTGCTTTTGTTGGTATATGTGTCAGCAAAACCAGAGCCAGTCGTAGAACTGGACGATTGCATAGCAACATGCTATGATGGCTAGGATGAACAGGGGCAGTTCCAGATATCGCATAATTTTTTAACCTAAAGGTTAATGGTTATGCTTGTCCGTCTGCGGAGATTGCGTTGAGCAATGCATCCACTTCGTCAGACGATTGGCAGTTGCTGTTGATGACTCCGAACAACCGATTGGATACACCTGCATCAACATACTTCCATGCCTTGCTGGCAGAACTGATGTCGAACATGATGTTGTCCTTTCCAGTCAACGCTATCCAAGGATAGTTGGTAACTGTTGCGGGGATTTCGAGCAGAGCGACTAACTCTGCGATGCGGGCGGGGGTGACTGGCACTTTCTTCTTTTTCATGTGTGTGTTGTGTTGGGTTGCGTTGTTGTTTGTCCTTGAAGTGTTACTAGCCCTAGTTGTTTGGGCGGGTGTTCACACTCTTCGGAAATTGGATGCCGTGCTACTGTCTACTGACCTTTCCAAAGGTATTAGTGGAGGCGTAGTATGTAGCACAGCAAAGGTAAATGGGTAACCGCAACTGCTAGTTGCTGTGTATGCGTTCACAGTTGCGGTGTTGCTCTAATTATTCGCCTTGAGCAGAGGCATTCAAACCGATGATGATGAGCGTACGAATTGCTTCGGAACGCTGGAGTTCGTGGTCTTCAGCGAACTCCTTAATGGCATCGACCACTTCTTTCTGAAGATAGAATGTGCCAATCGCTTGGACATTCCGTTGCTCTTCATACTTGAGACGCTTGGCTTTGCCAGCCTTGCGTTTCGCAATCTTAACCTTGCGGGCCTCACGAGCGATTGCCATTCGCTCGGAATCCGTGAGGGTATTCTTGCTCTCGTTATTGTTATGCGTCTGCGGGATGCATTCGCTCTTATTCCGAACCAGCAACTTGACGAGGTCGTCGCTGGCCCAGTTCTTGGCTTTAGCCATTGGGGGTTGTTGTTTGTATCGCACAACGGATGTCGTGCAAAGTGTTTACCACCAGCAGTAATAGTACACTATGTACCCTTCTGCGATGCATTTGCGAGCGTTCCTGATGAACTCTCGGTCACGAAAGATGTCTTCTTGGTCTGACTGACCCCAGAAGAATCCTTCGCCTTGAACTTCGTAACCGTTATGCTCGTTTAGATGACGCTCTAGGTTGTCGAGGTCTTCATTGTTCAACAGCAATTTCGTGCAGTTGAATTCATTAAGATTACCACGGTCACGATAGAGTTGTTCCATCCAAGCATTTAGGTCTGCATGCTTACGCCACTTGGCGATTTCGATGCGACCCTTGATGACGATATCGGTTTCGGCTTCCGTGAGGTCACGGCCTTCTGCAAAGGCTTCGATGCTTTCGATGCGAGGGTCTTCAGCCCAAGCGTGTTGGTCGAGTCCCATGTTATAGCGTGTCCTCGTTGGAGATGGTGTCTTCAACCAGAAGGTTAGCGTTACGAATAGCAACGCACCACTTCTTGTGTGTGAAGGTGATGGCTTCCATGAAACCAAGAACGAAGTTGTGTGCTTCCATCTTGGTATCGAATTCGTAGGTGTCACGAATGTCACCCTTGGGTTCGTTGAAGACATGGACGGTGAAGACATCGAACGGCTTGTCGATGTTTACAGGAGGAGCGATAGGCTCCATGGTGATACCGATGATAGGCTTGATGCTCATGGTGTGAATTGCCTTTGGATGGATGGGTTTTGTAGATGCAATCGTATAATCGGTTGTAGAGACCAACTATATTCATGCGGTTGATTTACTCTTGGCTCTGCTTGTCGGTGTGCTCCTTGACCTCGTTGAGGAACTTCTGGTGATTCAAGTAGGGCTGAACCTCGAGAATCTGTTCGGCAAACGAAGCGAGGATGAGACCACTGTGACCTTCGCTGGAGTCCTTCGGCTTCCACCAGTGGTCGAGGTTCTTGCCAACCTGCGTGACCATCGTGCCGATTTCAAGGGCAACGAGAGACATGAAGGTGGTGAAGTCACGAACCTCGTAGTTCTGCCGACCATCATCCTTAACCAGCGTGACACGCCACATGGTCTTGCGACTGGTGGAACGATGCATGTTGATGATGCGTTCAGTGCGGCAGATTTCCTGCAAGCAAAGCAGGAACATCGCAGAACCAGAGAAGACTTGCGTCTCCGTGTCATCCATGTCGTGACTGTACTCGTTGGTGCTGACTTCGGTTTTGCAGAGCACGATGCTAATCGTGTCAGCGTAGGTGCTCATCGGGATGTTCCAGACGAGCGAAGGCGAGGTGTAGTTCTCGCCCGTGTTGTCCTGCTTCTTGGTGCAGGACTTACCAGTGGTGTGAGCATTGCTCATGGTGTTGTTGTTTGGTTTTGGTTTCGCTTCGGTCACGCATCGCCAAGAGTTGGGTCAGTCGTGCTTCGGCAAATTAATAATACCACAGTTGTGGCGAATGCAACAGGCTCGCTGTTGTATAAAAAGGAAGCGTGTTGCTTCGTGGGGTTTCGCATTACTGCGTTCCATTCCACAACACGCTGAATTGTCTCTACAGGAATTTATCTTTTGTCGTTAGAACAAACAGCGACAAGAACCAGTAGAGCAGTGACTAAACCTACGACATCAACTGCCGACATCAATTAAGAGCGGGAGTATTTTTGAGCGTATGTGCGAACAGTTCCTCGTTGAATGCCAGTCGTGAGATGGATTCAAGAGCACCATTGTTAATGCGGTTAGACACTTCGACCTGTCCTCGGTCATCATAGTGGCGAGAGATTCGCTCCGTGATGGCGTTGTACAGATTGTACATGTTGCGTCCCGCATCTTCAGCGAAGGTCGGGCGTTGCCAAACCTGCGACACTTCTTTGTAGAAGCGTTCACTCATTACCTTGCGGTGAACGAGGGATTGCAGGATGACTTCACCTTCCCGTTGCTTGATGCTTCGGTCAGCGAGGTTACCGAACAACACGAGAGACTTCTCGAATTGCTGAACCGCTTGGTTAACGCCAAGCGACAGGAACTCAAGGTCGATGTCTCCCTTGTGCTTTCGACTCGCAGAGATTTCATTCTGAAGTGTGGTAAGTCCGTTGGTGCAAACCAAGCGAAGCATACCGACACGGAATGTAGCCCGTGACGAACCGTCATGCGAGTTATACAGCGAGATGCGAAGAGCGACATCGTCTCCCTTCTGCATGCTATTCGCCTTAACCTTGCGGACATAATTGCCGAAGGTGAAGGTTGTAGACATGCGAGCACCGTGCTTCCACACATTATGATTCTCCGTCCAACCAGACAAGCCATTCAGCGAGAATGCGGCCTGTGTCTTGTCGATGAAGTCGGTGTTCTGAATGATGGAATAGGTATCGCTGACTTGGCCTACTACATAACCATTGTCTTCACGCCTGTTGCACCAGTATTCAGTTGGTGCACCATCACTGGTGAACAACGGTTCTTGGCGAACATTGAAGTGAGGATTGCTGGTGGAGGAATCGACCCCATCATAATACTGCTTGAGCATATGATTGTGGTTGATGCGGAGCGTGTCCTTGGCGGACACAGGGGAGTTACCCCCGATGTTATCTTTGTGAGCGTGGCTCATGGTGTTGTTGCGTTGTGTTGTTAACCGTTGGCTGGTGTGCCTTCGGAGGTGTTGTCGTCCTTGAGGACTCGTGAATCATAAAAACGAGGCTTAATTGCCTC